TGTATCGCCGGCGTTTGTGGTTTGCTTTCATGTCGAAGTCCTGTGGAATGTGGTCAATGATGTGGACCGGGTCGGAGAAGCTCATGCTGCTTCCTCCTCGCGCTCCTGCCAGAGCACGCGAAGCTCCTCGAGGCAGTCCTCCATGATGTCCTTGTCGAGCCCCGCGTCGTTGGCTGCTTCGGTGAACTCTTCGATTGTGACGAGCTCGCCTCCGGCTGTAAGCGTGTCGAGATCGAGCACGTACCCGTCAATGAGGATCGGCTGCTCGTCGGGATACTCGTCGTACACCGACGGGACGCCGCCCATGCCGAAGTAAAAACCGTTGCTCATGCGAAGTACCTCAATGCGATGACCGTGAGACCGATTGCGACGATGCCGCCGATCGTGAAAAGGCGATGTCCGAACGTGATGGTGTCTTCGGACGTAGGCTCGTACTGGATGAGCTCGTCGGCGCTGCGCCCGGTGAAGAAATCGAGAAGAGACATAGCTTTCTCTCCGGTTGGGAAAATGAAAAAAGGCATTCAGATGCCGCCCTAGGAGATGCCACGCGAGGTGGCCGGCGGCACGTGAATGCCTTCTGATGAAAGTGGGGTGAGGGAGCCGGGGTGAACGCAAAAGCCTCTCGTCTGCAGATGCCCCGGCTTTGGGATCTGGCCTAGTGAGCCGCCAGATCGGCGCATATCTGCGTCACGCCGTTGCCCTCAAAATCGTTAAGGTAGTTCGTCCATGACGCACTGTACGTTGCAGGCGACCTGCTCGTACTTCTCAGCGAGAGGGCAGTGGATGACGGTCGGCTCGGTCTTCATGTAGAAGGCAAGCGCGGCGGCGTTCGCGATGCTCAGGAGCGCGTACTCATGGACATCGGCTTCGCTGCAGGTCTCGCGACCGATCGAACGGAGGTAGTGCGCCAGTCGGGCGTCGAAGTCACTGTTGGTCATCGTCGTCCTCCTCGTCGTCATCGTGGAGCAGGCACATCAGAAGGGCGTCGACGCTGTCGAGCGCTTCGAAGTACGTGTCGTCGTCTCCCCGAAGGAAGGCTGCGGTGGCCTCATCAATGAAGCCCTTGATGTACCCGAGGTAGTCGAGCTTGTCCTTGTCCGTCATTGTGTTCTCCTGGTACACCGTCCCGCGTGTCGCTCTTTGCGGGTGCCCGCGAGACGGCGATAAAAAAAAGCCCCCGGCGTGTGCCGAGGGCTAAGAAAAGCAAAGCCCCGGGCAGATGCCAACGGGGCTGTCGCTAAATTTTCTCGTTGATGCCTAACTGCTTAAGAATTTTGTTAGCTAGGTATCGAGAGTTGATGCCATGATCCACTGTGGTTTGCTTGTCTCCACATCGCCAAATTTCGTGATCGCCTTTCCCTTTGCGGACAAGGTAAGCATTGTGTTTGTCAAAGATCAGTAGCAGTTGCTTGTAGAAACCATTCATTTTTTTATGGAAGAGCGGCCACTAGAGTCATATTGGGGCGAATAGACTGGTTGATCGTAGCGGTCTTGAAGGCTTCTTCCATGGCCAGCTCGCAGCACTCTTCAACCTTCTTTTGAAGTTCTTCAAAAGTCTCCCCTTCGGTCACGATGCCGAGATAAGGTTGAAAGTCGTTGCATTCAGCGACAAGCATCTTGCTTTCCTCGTCATAGACGACGAACACCCTGATTTTGAGTGGAAGGCCCAAGCGTGCGGCAATCTTCCACCCCGGGAAGCCAACACGGTACGCAAACATTAAAGTCTCCTTCAAGTGATGTTTGGCTTGGGTGGGTTAGGCCCAAGAGGTAGCTTCATCTTACCTGCTAAAGGCGCAAGTGTAAACCGCGCGGCCGTCCTTTCTTGTGAAAGCCCATCCAAGCGTCCTCTCGCCAGTCCCCTACGCTTGAACACATGCGAGAAGGCGCTTGAATCGGCTTTCAATCGAGACGCGGTTGCGCATCGTCTGCGCTCTGGCCGCTCGGGGCTTTGCCCTCTGCTTCGTTTCAGCTGTTCTCGATCTAGCTCGTGGGGCGAGCTTGCGTCGTTTTCAGGTGGTCCCCATCCCAACCGCACTGGAAGATGCCCTCCAGCCGTCCTGCGTACTTTTCATGCGCGACCTTTGCGACTACCGTTCTGAGCTGTACTGCGCGTCGCTAGACCCTTCTAGCCAACGGCGCAGCCGCTTCTCAGGCGGTCCCCGACACAGCTAAGTGCCGAGATTCGAAGAAAGAGCCGATAAACGGTTCGTTGTCTTCGTATACGTGAAGTATATACGATGAGTGTACGCGTTGCACATGATTCGTTTATAGGGATAACCCTTAGTAGTGTACGGGAGGTACAAAAAAAGCCCCGAAGTGGGGCTTTGTGAGTTTGTCTTTAGGGGGGGCTTGTTATGCCTTGCGGATGTTGCAGGTCGTCACGACGCGGCCTCGGACTGCGAATCCATGCTCGAGTTCTTCGGGGTCAAGCGTGTAGGCCTTGTACATCGGGTTGTCGCTGATGATGTGGAACTTGCGGCCGATACGTTGGACGCGCTTCACATAGAGGCTGTCATCAAGCGAGAAAGCGAACATCGAGTCCGTGTAGAAGCTTTCTACGCTTCTGTCGATGATGACGAAATCGCCGTCTTGCAGCGTTGGCTCCATGCTGTCGCCATTGATGATGATGAGGTTCAGGCAGTTTGGGTTTACATCTCCGCAGTTCCGCGTGATCCAGGAACGATTGACCTGCATGACCTCAACGACAGCCGCATTTGGATTGAGCGACTCATTGACGCCGCAGGACGCTCGCACATTCAGTAGCGGAATGCACACGGTGTTCTCGCAGACAATCGACTGGTGCATCGTAGAGTCTTCCGAACCAGTAATAAGCCACGATGGGGAGACTCGAAGCACTTGGCACATTCGCGCGACCTCTTCTACTCCGGGGCGGTTTCGTCCACTGAACCACGCAGACACCGCTTGCGGACTTACTTCGATCTGCCTTGCAAAGGCCGCCTGTGAGATGTCCCGCTCTTGCAAGATCAAACGGACTCGATCCATAAGTGAGGTGATTGACATAGGAAGCTCCTTTGTGTTTCGCACAGTGTACGCGACATTCACGTATCGTACATTGATTCTTGGAGATGCGCTATACTTCACGTATACAAACATCATGGAGAGTGTAATGGATACGTTTACGGTTGCCGTTGATCGAGCAGGGTCACTCGCGGAGCTGTGCCGTCGATTGAGCGACGTGCCGGGATTCCCGAAAGTGACGCCGCAAATTTTCTCCGGCTGGCGTCGACGCAACCAGATCCCCGACGGGCGCGTCTGGCAGGTGTCGTTCGCGACCGGTATTCCTCCTTGGGAAATCCGTCCCGACCTGTACGATCGGCCAGAAGACTATCTGGCCAAGGTCTCTAAGGCCGCAAGCAAATCTATCGAGTGAGGTCGTGATGAGCTACGCAGCGGAAAGGTGGGCGCGTAGTCAGAAAGTTGGCAATGCTTCGGCGAAGTTTGTGCTGATTGAACTGGCGAACGCGCTCAACCGCGAAAGCGGCAAGTGCTTCCCCAGTATCGATGCGCTTCAAAAGGCCACGGAACTGAACCGCAAAACAGTGATTGCCGCAACTAAGTTCCTTGAGGAGAGGGGTTTCATCACAAAGCAGCGTTCGTTCGCGAACGGGAAGCAGACCATTTACTACGGTTTCCCGTCGTTTAATTCTGCCGACTGGGACGCAAAGAAAAGTACCGAAAGCGGCACTTTGGAAAGTACCGAAAACGGAACTTTACTCGACGAAAGTACCAGAATCGGGACTTTGGAAAGTACCGAAATCGGCACTACCGAAAGTACCAAAACTGGAACTCACGGCAGTACCGAAAACGGGACTTTCGAGAGTACCGTTTTTGGGCCTGTAACAGGGAATAAGAACAGGGAAATAGAACAGGGAAGTAGAACAGGGAGTGTCGCTCCGTCACCCGATCATTTTCCCGACGCCACGAAAAAGATCGAGGAGCCGAAGCGCACGACAACAGACAGGGGATCGCGACTAACGATCACTGAACTACCAGACGACTGGAAGGCTTTCGCCGAACAGGAAGAACCTGACCTTGATCCTAAGCGTCTCTTTGAAAACTTCAAGGACTACTGGAACGGACTCTCTGGAGCTAAGGCAATCAAAAAGGACTGGAAGGGCACTTGGAGAAACTTCGTCCGCAGCTTCCATAACGCCGAAGACTGGAAACGTCGACCGATGCTCAAACGTGCACCTACTCACTCACCTTCTCGACCCGGTCAGTTCGTCGAGAAAAAACAATCCGAACGTGACTACTTTGACTGGTAAACAATGACTACTGACATCACCACGAAACTCAAGACGGCCTTTGCCGCCCCCGCTTCGAAGGAGGTTACGTTCGAATGCCAGATTCACGGCGTCCAGACGTACACCACATATCAGCGTCGCGACGGCTCTTGGGCTGATCCGTACTGTCCGGAATGCCGAAGGATCGAGAAGAAACGCGCCGAGCTGCTTGCAGAGATGCAGGCGGACGCGAAAGAGCGCGCCGTTGGATTGACTCGTGCGCTTCACTGCGAAAGGCCGCTGGACTTCGACGTGCCTTGCTTCGCCAACTATCAACCTGAGACGCAGGAAGAAGAGCGCAACCTGTCCATCTGTCGCCGCTTTGCCGAGCGGTTCACGGAACGTGAGCTTGAGCGAGAGAGGGCGCATAACGCACAGGAACCGGATTGGCGCTCTAAAAACTCCATGGGTCTTCTGCTCTTCGGCAACTATGGCACGGGCAAGACGCACCTCGCCTACTCAATCCTGAAGGAACTCGATCGCCAAGGACTGCCGGGGTTCTACATCACAATCCCCGACCTCTTCGATCGCATCTCCGACCGCGTCAATCGCATTGACGTTGCCGAAACTCTCGGAAAGCTTTGCATGGTGTCCTGTCTCGTACTGGACGAGATCGGTGTCCAGTCTGGCGACGCCGACGAGAAGAAGCGTCTCTACCAGATCATTGATGGCCGTATCAAGAACGGTCGCCCGACCATTCTCGTCACGAACCTCGATCGCTCTGAGTTGGTAAACCTGTTGACCGAGCGCGTGGTTTCTCGCGTTATCCAGTCGTCTTACAAGCTTTTCTTTACTGGACGGTGCAGGCGTGAATCCGTCCGTCGCTCTGCTGAGGAGGTTTTCTGATGATTCTTGATGAGTTCACCGGTCGCAACTGCAAGCGCACCGAATACATCGACGCCCGCGGACGGCACTGGATCGTGCGCACGGACCCAGTGTTCGTAGAACGCCGACTCACCGGCTACGAGACGACACTGCTGCTCCAGCTCGAGCACCGCAACTCGCCGTGCCGACGCGCCGCCAGCGCTACAAAAGAGCGCGCGCTCATGAAGCACGACGGCTTCATCGCACGGCTACAGCGCGAAGACGCGACGAGGGGAGACAGCCTCAATCTTCTCACGGGGGACCTAAAAAGGAGGAGTCATGAAAGAAAGTGACGAATACCGTCTCGGACGATCTGCCGCACTACGCGGTGAGTCGATGGCGAAATACCAGAGCCTCACGGCTCGAATGAATCCCAAAAAGAGAGCAGCCTTCATTCAAGGCTATTACGACGGACTGAGGAGAAAGGAAAAATGATTGGTTTCACGATTGAGGGGGCTCCAGTCCCCAAAGGACGCCCGCGCTTCACGCGCACTGGGCATACGTTCACACCGGCCAAGACGCGTCAATACGAGGCTCTGGTGACGGCAAGAGCAAGGGAAGCCATGATCGGCAAGAGAAAGATCGAAAAGCCGAACGCAGTCCGTGTGGACATCCTCGCCATCTTTCCTGTGCCCTCGTCATGGTCTAAGAAACGCCGCACAGCGGCTCTGCAGGGTGTAGAGCATCACGTCTCAAAGCCGGACCTTGACAACGTGCAGAAGGCGATCCTGGACGGCATGAACGGCATCGTGTTTGAAGACGACTCGCAGGTGATCGACAGCCGGACCAGAAAGGCGTACGGACCCGAGCCGGGGGTAAAAGTTTTTATTGACGAGGTGAAGCATGGATGATGCTGACCGAGCTGCCAGAAGCGATGAGTGGATCATGCGTGCGGCGATAGAGGAGAGGAAGCCCGAGGGACCGAGCCCGATGCTTGTGACAATGTGCCTTTTCTGCGGAAAGGCGATTGAACGAGTGAGCGCGACTGATGTCAAGGCGGGGAAGATGGTGAAGAGATGGTGTTGCGCGGATTGCAGAAACGCCTGGAGCAAGGAAAACGAATGAACGCTGAAGAAAAGATGCTCGAAGACCGCCTGCTCAACTGGGGGCGTTGGAACCAAGACCCGAAGCGGCAGGGACGCTCTCCGTTGTGCGCCTTTATGGAAGTCGTGCCGGACGATGATAAGGACAATGACCTGCCTGTCGAACGGCATGACGGACCGCCTCCGGTGGATGTCAGCGATGCCCTTCTTGTGCAAAGGGCGTGGGAACGACTCCCGGTTGCACCAGAGCGCTACAGAAAGGCGAAGATGGTTGTCGGGGTGGCATACGCTTACCACGTGCCTTTTATGGACCTGAAGCGCATCCTGAGGAAGTATCATCGCATCAATCTCCATGAGCGTGAGTTTGATGGACTGGTGGAGATGGGTAGGAAGATGATTCGAAACAATCTCCTAAAACTCGAAGGGATGCCGTCAAAATGAGTTATACTCAGCAGTAACAATTTGAAGCTGTGTGATCAGCGGGGCCGTTTTCAGGGGTAAGTGTATCTTCAGAAAACGGCATGCCTTTTTGCGTAGGGTTTCAGAGCTGATGCCCGCTTGAGTTAAGATGTAATTGAGCCCGTGGTGATGAACTGCGGGCTTTTTCATTTACAACACCGCGCAAGCCTAGCCAGGGATAGTCTGTCCTCAGGAAGCTCACTCCGCGCGGTTACCTTTTCGCTACCTTAGGGCAGTTTGCTCCGAGGTCGGGGCGGGGATAAATCCTCGCCCTTTCTCATTTTCGGAGGATCGCTATGTTCGATCGATTTGACAACTGGCTTATGGATAGGCTTGTTCGGCTCTATGTTGCTGCGAGTGCGCGCCGACGTCGCCGCCTTGGGCTTGCCGCTGATGGAGACTTCGAGGGTGTCCGCTTTATCGATACCGACGCAGGACAGGCAAGGTTCGTTTATTCGTACCGGCTACCGCACAAATCGGCCACGGTGTGAGCGAATTAGCTCTCTTACGATAGTGCCCGCATCGTCTGATTCGGTGAGGTCGAGCCATTCTTCTGGCGTTAGGTCTGGGATGAGAATTTTTCGTTCATCTCTCAGGAAAACGATGGCTTCGCAGCCGCATTGAAATTCAATGCAAGCAATCGTGGGGGCATCGACATCCAGAATCTGTAGATCATCATCATCGATGTAGGTAAGTGACATAAACGCCTCGTTGGTTACGTTGATAGGGTCAGAGCTTCAACAATGCACCCAAGGGAGTCGCGCGGCATATCACGGTAGGTATGCCGCTTTTCTTTTATCTGCTAGGTTAGCGGTAGAAAAAATAACTTCGAGGTTTTTTGTTTAGAGTTGGCCTCTTTTTTGTGTATTCCGAGATACCTTGTTTGCCTCCGTAATTTTCTGTACAAGGTCAGAAAATTGGAGTGTTTTAGCAAACTCAGTATTGTCGGTAGACGGCTGAAGTTGTTGGTTATCGTTTTCGACGAGCTTTTCTATCAAATAGTCAGGGTCAACTTTGCTTTTTAGCTGTAGCCATTGCCATGCGAATGTTATGCAAGCAAAAAGAGAGATTCCTGTTGCAACGAAGAATATTCCGGGCCAAAGATTGGCGGGTACGCCAAGAAATTCATTGAATTGCTGACTCGTAGATGCAACAGGCAAAACGGATAGAAAGATACCTAATGAGCCAAAAAACGAAAATCGCTTGGAGTTCGCTGAAATAACTTCAGCGGTGTAGAGCTTTATCGTGTGCTCAGAAGCGCAGATCATTCTAGGGGCTTTGTACACAACGTCGACCTTTTCGTTAGATCCAGGTAGCCTCAGAACACCATTACTCATTATTGGCCTTTCCCTTTTTGATGTGCAGGAGATCGGGCGACAGAATGCCTATGGCGTGCTGGCTTAGAAAGCCACAATGCGTACAGACAAACGCGACGCACGGAACAGATGGACCGCCAATTTGGAAATTGTTCAGGGACTGCTGGATCGAGTTAGTGAAAACGCCGTCAACAACTTCAAAGTCTCGTCCGTGACACATGGGGCATTCAACCCCAGCCGGCATGGATAAGTTCAGTTTGTTGACTAGCTTTGATAAGTCTTCTTTCTTCATGCTTAAGCTAGATATGAGTGTGAGGAAGTGCGGAGCGGTGTTGGCGCATCGCTCCGCGACTAACAGTGTACTCTGCCCTCGTGGGGAAACCTCGGGGGCTTTTCAATTTAGAGGGACAAAATGAAGAAAGCTATTGTGGCGGCCATTGCGGTCGCCTTTTTCGTTTCTACAGCGGCGGAAGCACGTGGCGGTCGTGGGTTCAGCGGTGGACGTTCGTTCTCCCGTCCCGCTACTACGAAGAGCTATGCACCGAAGCGCACGACCGTTGTGAAGAAGAATACGACCGTCATCAACCAGACGGTGAATCAATCTGCTCCTGCCTCTTCTGGCGGTGGCTTCTGGTCTACTGTTGCCGGATCGTTCGCAGGGTCGATGGCAGGCAATGCTGTCTACGATGCTGTGACTGATGACAAGGGCCAGGAGCCGGCACCGGCTCAATGAAATATTTGTAGGTTGGGAATCAAAATGGTGAAGAAAAGAACCTGGTAGGTTCTCCCGTAGTTCGAAAAAGGCTTGCGGGTCTCGCGAGTCCCGAAGGTCGTCTAGATGCAATTTTTCAAAACGTGGTCTGACCACTAAAAAGGGGCTTATCGCTCGGCTTTTGTTTGTGTTTACTGGAGGAGCGTATGTCGCTGAAAACAGCGGGAATTCGAGAGTTTGCGAGGATGATTGGTCGCTCGCATTCTTGGGTGGTCTCGCAGTGCCAGCGCAACATCATTCCAAAAACCACTGACGGAAAGATTCCGGTCGATGATGCGCTGAAAATTGTTGCTCAACTGGACGAAGAAAAGTCCCGTGAAAAAGAAGAACGAGAGAGGGAAGCTTCAGAAGCCGAAGGCCTTTTGTCATTTGATGAAGCTCGCGCGAAGAAGGAAACGTACCTCGCTGAGATCAAGGAGATGGAGGCGAAGGTTATGCGCGGCGAGTTCGTTGCCGTGGCCGACGTGAAAGCGGATGCCCGTGCAACGGCTGAAAGGCTTCGCTCTTTTTGCCTTGCCGCTCCTTCTCGCTTTGCGGGCCTGCTCGAGCACAGAAGCCAGCGTGACGTTGAGGCCGTTTTGGAGCAGATGTTCAACGAACTTCTTGAGAAGATTCACGGCGGCCAATTCTCTGCCGACGAAGAGGTGAAAGATGGGGATTTGGAGTGACGAGTTTGCTCGGATCTGCCGACCTATCTCACGTCTGACGGGTAGCGAATGGGCGGATGAGTTCCGCGTCGTACCGCCGGGCACGTCGCCTGAGCCGGGCAAGTGGCGCACCAGTAGAACTCCATACCTGAAAGAGCCGATGGATGCTGCGACTGATCGCGAGACCGAAAAGGTTGTTTTAATGTTCAGTTCTCAGCTCGGCAAGTCGGAAGCGCTTCTTGGCATCATGGGCTATTACGCCGACCAAGAGCCTTCTCCGCAGCTGATGCTTCAACCGACGGTTGAAATGGCAGAGGCTTTCTCGAAAGAGCGCATCAGTCCGATGTTTGCTTACTCGCCTGGGCTCAAGGGAAAACTTGAGGAAGGCAAGGACGAGAAGGGGACTTCTCGCAAGTCGTCGACGACGATTCGCATGAAGCACTACCCGGGCGGGTATCTGGCGCTTGTCGGTGCCAATTCCCCTGCGGGTTTGGCTTCGCGCCCGATTCGCGTCCTTCTGTGCGACGAAGTTGACCGCTACGGCGTGACGAAGGAAGGTGATCCGATCAAGCTTGCGGTACAGCGTACCGCGAACTTTGAAGCCAGTCGAAAGATTGTGCTTGTCTCGACGCCGACCACGACGGAAGAATCAAAGATCTACGAAGCCTTCAAGGAGTCGGATCAGCGGTACTTCTACGTCAAGTGCCCGCACTGCGGTCATGAACATCGCCTCGTGTGGGATTTGGTCAGGTGGGACAAGGACGAGAACGGGAATGCGCTTCCGATGACTGCGGCAATGTACTGTCCTGAGTGCGGCGCGAAGACGCGCGGCCCGTACCGTCCTGACCTGAATATGCTGTCTACCGGTCGATGGATCGCGCATAACCCCGGCCATTCGGTCAAGGGGTATCAATGCAATGCGCTTTACTCGCCTTGGGTCACGCTTCACGGCTTGGTCGAGGAGTGGGTTTCGTGCACTGCTGAAAACAATCGCGAAAAGCTGAGGGAGTTCATCAACTTGAAGCTTGGAGAACCTTTCACAGCGATCAATCCCGATGAAGGGGACTTTGACCAGCTGTTAGACCGCCGCGAGGAATATCCGACTGAGCATTTGCCGGAAGGAGTCCTCATGCTGACCGCCGGCGTAGACGTTCAGCGCAATCGCCTCGAGTGCTCCATCTACGGCTGGGGCCACGACCGCGAGTGCTGGGGGATTTGTCATCGCGTGCTTTACGGCTCGCCTGATGACCCACAGACGTGGAACATGCTCGACGGCGTGCTCGAGACTGAGTACAAACATTCGAGCGGCGTGAAGATGCCTATCTCTTGTGTCTTCATTGACTCAGGTGACGGCTTATACACGAACAATGTGTACGCCTACACGCGGGCGAGGGAGCGTCAGAGAGTTTTCTCGATCAAAGGCCGAGGCGGCGCGGATTTGCCTTTCGTAGGTAAGCCGAGTCGTGCCGGTACAGAGAAGGCCGTGCTTTTCCCGCTCGGCGTTGATGCCGGCAAGCGCAAGGTGATGGATCGCCTTGACGTGCTAGAGGCGGGTCCGAACTTCGTTCATTTTGATGCGAATGTGGACGCGGGCTTCACTGAAGACTTCTTCAAGCAACTTACCGCTGAAAAGCAGGAAGTTGTCCGAGACAAGAACGGCTCGAGGCTCGTTTGGGTGAAGCTTCGCCAGCGCAATGAGGCTCTGGACTGCGCGGTCTATGCAACCGCGGCGATGGAGCTTCTGACGCCAAACTTCGACGTGCTCGAGCGCTACTACACGGGCCAGAAGGCTGTGGAGTCTCTACCGGCTCAAAGGCGTGTCCGTCGTCGAGGGACTATCTCTCGAGGTGTTCAACTTTAAAGGAGCAAGAGATGACGAACCGAAAGCAAGAGGGGATACCTGTCCGCGTTTCACAGCGTCGCCTGTTGGAGACGATGGACGGCATCCACAAGGAAATCGTCGAGGTGGCAACCGAACATCACGTTGTTACGTACTGCAGGAAGCGCCTCGACGAGCTGGTTAAAGACTATGAAGCATGCGCAGAGATGCTTATTGCCTCATACGATGGAGAAGGGAAGTTAATGTGAGTTGCTTTCTTCTGAATCGATCCTATCGAGTTCCTTTTCGATCTCAAGGAGCGCGGCTTTTAGTTTTCGAGTGTTGAAGACGATGGTACGTTCAAACGCCTCGGGATGGCCTTCTGAATTATTTGGGACGGGATCCAGGGTAATTTTAGGTGCCATCAGCTTCAGGAAAAGTAGAGCCTCCTCGCGATTCTTTGCGCTCATATATCACCTTTTAGTGTGGTTAGTGGAATGCCGATTTGGGTTTCCGGCTGAACAATGATCGCACTGAAAGGTGACTTTCACAAAATGCCCTCGGCGCTTCGGCTCCGGGGGCTTTCTTTTTTAGGAGGCCGCATGGCTTGGATCACGCTTGAAGAAGCGAGGAGAAACCTCGAGCTTTGGCTTGAGGCGTCGCGAGAAGTTGCCGCCGGCCAGTCTTACACGATCGGCACTCGCACTATGACTCGCGCCAGTCTCAATCAGATCATGAACATGATCAAGTACTGGCGAAAGGAAGTGGCTGCGCTCGAGGCGGCCGAGACCGGCAGGAGTCGCGTATACCGCGGAGTGCCGAGGGATTTGTAGGAGATGACGGATGAGTAAGTTATTCGAAGCAAACGGAACTCTTGCTTCGCCATCTCCGCCCCAAGAGTTAGCTACTGCAGTTCGCGCTCCTGCGAGGGTGGTCAGCTCCGGCTACTCTCATGGCGGTGCCAGCTACGCAAAGAAGTCGATGATCGGGTGGCGAAGTACAACGACCGATGCCGACGAAGACATCGTCGAAAACATCGAGACGCTTCGCGCCAGATCGCGCATGCTGTACATGACGGCTCCTATCGCGACGGGTGCGCTGAAGACAATTCGCACGAACGTTGTTGGTAGCGGCTTGAGCTTGAATTCTCAGATCGACGCCGGATTTCTCGGCATGTCGGATGAGGAAGCGAGCGATTGGGAAGCCAATACCGAGCGTGAATGGCGCTTGTGGGCGGATAGCGTGATGTGCGACGTAGAACGACGCCAGAACTTTTATCAGCTCCAGTCGCTTGTAATGCTGTCAACGTTGATGAGCGGCGACTGTTTTGTCATTACGCCGATGATTCGTCGCGTTGGCTCGGTGTACGACCTTCGTGTCGGGATCATCGAAGCCGATCGCGTTTGCAACCCGAAGGACAACCTTGAGGCCCTGAAGAAAAACATTCTTGGGGGCATTGAGGTCGGTAAGTACGGAGAGGCCATTGCAGTCTATGTCGCTAATCGACACCCTGGAGCTACTGCACGTTCGACGGACACGCTTGAGGTGAAATGGAGCAGAGTGCCGATCTTCGGTGATCGTACAGGTCGACGCAACGTCCTGCACATCATGACCGATGTCGAGCGTCCTGCTCAGCGAAGAGGCGTCCCGATTCTTGCGCCTGTCATTGAAGAGCTCAAGCAGTTGAAGCGCTACAGCGATGCTGAGCTGATGGCCGCAGTGATCAGCGGCATGTTCACGGTTTTCGTGACGACGCCTTCGCCTGACGAGAGCGGCCTTTTCGGCGGCGGTGGCGGCCTTCCCGCCATGCAGCGCATCGATCCCGATCCGCAGGCATACGAGCTCGGAAACGGCGCGATTGTGCAGCTTGCCGAAGGCGAGAAGGTGGAGATTGCCGATCCGAAGCGCCCGAGTGTGGCGTTTGACGGATATGTGCAGGCGGTATGTCGGCACATCGGCGCGGCGCTCGAGATTCCGTATGAACTGTTGCTGAAACATTTCACGTCTAGCTACTCGGCCAGCCGAGCCGCGCTGCTCGAGGCGTGGAAGATGTTCCGCATGCGAAGGGAATGGCTCGTCAGTTCGTTTTGTCAGCCGGTTTACGAAGAGTGGCTGGCGGAGGCGGTCAGCAAGGGACGCATTAATGCACCGGGCTTCTTTGCCGATCCTGCAATTCGCGCGGCTTGGTCAGGCGCTGAATGGCACGGCGATGCACAGGGTCAGCTCGATCCCCTGAAAGAAGCGAATGCCGCTGTCATTCGTGTACAGAACGGCTTCTCGACGATCAGTCGTGAGGCGGCTGAGATGACAGGCATGCGGATGGATTCAATTGTGCGGACGCGCGCACGAGAGGAAGCGCTTTTGAAGTCCGCAGGGTTGAATGCAGCGGGCGGCACACTTCCGGTGGAAGAGGAGAAGGAGGAAAAGGATGAATAAGTTTTGGAACGTAAAGAGCGACGATACGAGCAAGGTCGCAAAACTCGACCTGTTCGGGTATGTCGGCGGCTCTAAGGATGATCCGTGGGGGAAAGGCTTCAACGAAGCTGAGTTTCTTGAGGATTTCCGTCGCATCCCGGAGGCTGCGGATCTTGAGATTTCGATCAACAGCTTTGGCGGCGCGGTGTACACGGGCTTGTCGATCTATTCGCTTCTCAAGGCGCACAAGGGCTCGATCACCTTCCGCATCGATGGCGCGGCCATGAGCGCGGCCACGATCATCACGAGCGTGCCGAACGCGAAGGTCATCATGCCCAAGGGTTCGATGATGATGATCCACAAGGTCAGCTCCGGTGTCTGGGGCGACACGGACGACATGCGAAAGATGGCGGACGACATGGAGAAGCTTGAAGACAACATCGTCGTCATCTATGCCGAGAAGTCCGGGCGCTCGGTCGAAGAGATTAAAGAAAAGATGAACGCGACGACTTACTTCAACGCTGAAGAGGCAGTGGCGTTCGGCTTGGCTGATGAGGTCGACGAAACGGTTAAGGTGCACAACTCTGCCGTCGGCGGCTTCGTCAACATGAACGGCCTGAAGGTTGAAGCGAAGTATTTCAGCGGCATGCCTCAGGCTTTTTTCGAAGCGGAAACGCCTAAGGCGGCCGCAGTCAATAAGGAGGTCCGTATGGATCTTGAAACTTTGAAGGCGGACTACCCCGACCTAGTCGAGGCGATCCGCAAGGAAGCACGTGATGAAGGCGCAAAGGCCGAGCGTAGTCGAATGAAGGACATTGAAGACTGTGCCCTTCCCGGCTACGAGCAGCTTGTCGCTGAAGCCAAGTACGGCGAAAAGACGATGACGGGGGCGGAGTTGGCCGTCGCAATCGTCAAGGCCGAAAAGGCAACCGGCAAGCGTCGAATCACGGACACGGCGGAAGACGCCGATTGCCTGAACGGCATTACTGAAGATGCAGGAAACCTTCACGGTGTCGATCTTCCGGGCGAAGTCAATAAGGAGGCGCTTGATCGAATCATCGCCGCTGGTGCTCGCGGTTTCGAAAAGAAGTAAGGAGAGTTTTTATGCTCGCACAGGAAAAGTACACGACGACGGCAGACAACCTTTTTGCCGCGTCTCAGATGATGCCGGTAGTCGCCGATGCGATGACGGTGAAGGCTTCGCAGGGTGCTCTCAAGCGTGGTGCCCTTCTCGATGCGACGGGTACGCTCTGCACGGTCGATGCCGGCAAGACCACGATTTCCGAGGTCTATGCCGTTCTCGCTGAGGACGTTGATACGACGAATGGCGCTGTTGAGGCCGCCGTTTATCTCACCGGTGAATTCAACGAAAACGCTCTCAGCTTCAAGCCTGACAACGATGCCCTCGTGAGCGATTTCAAGGCTTCCGCTCGCAAGGTCTGCATCTTCTTCAAGCCGGCCATCTAAGGAGAAATACGCTATGGATATGTTTACTACCCGCACCATGTTGGGCATGATCGAGGCCGGTAAGAAGTCGAATCACACTTGGCTTCGCGATCGCTACTTCGCTTATCGCCCGACGTTCAACACGCAGAAGATTGATTTCGACATCGTTGGCATGGGCGGCCGCAAGATCGCTCCGTTCGTCAACCCGAAGGTCGGCGGCATCGTGCTCGAGCGCGAAGGCTATGCGACGTACAGCTTCGAAGCGCCGGAACTCTCTCCGATGCGCGTCACGACTGCTGAAGACATGCTCAAGCGCCTTCCGGGCGAGACTATCTACTCCGGCAAGTCTCCGAGCGAACGTGCTGCCGAAATTCTCGGCCGCGATCTTTCTGAGCTCGACGACATCATCACGCGTCGCGAAGAAGCCATGTGCGCCGAAGCGCTCTTCACCGGCAAGGTGACTGTAAAGGGCGAGGGCTACGACGAAGTGATCGACTTCTGGGGCAGCATTGGTGAAGGCGAAAAGCCGACGACGACTCTCACGAAGAAGTGGGACGCCACTGATGTAAAGGCAAAGGACATTCTTGCCGACCTTCGCACAATCAAGCGCACGATGGTCAAGAACGGCGGCTTTACGCCTCGGGAAATGATCCTCGGATCCAAGGCATACGACGTCGTGATGGAAAAGCTGATTGCCGACCAGGTGCTCGACAATCGTCGTGTCGATCTTGGCTTCGTCAAGCCTCAGGAGTTGCCGAACGGCGTGTCTTACATGGGTCACCTGAATGAGGTTGATCTGGACATCTACTCTTACGACGAGTGGTACATCGACGAAGCCGGCAAGGAGCACCCGATGGTGCCCGAAAAGGCCTGCCTGCTCGCGTCTCCGAACACGAAGACGATGCTCGCTTACGGCGTTGTCGCGCTTGCCGGCGACGAGCAGGTGCGTTTCTACGAAGGTGCTCGCGTGCCTGATTCTTGGGTTCAGCGAGCCAACCCCTCCGGTCGAGTGGTTCAGATCAAGAGCCGTCCGCTCCCTGTCATTCAGCAGGTCAACGGCTTCCACCTGATCAACTGCCTGTCCTAGTCCTAATAAACGGTGAGGGAGGTGGTTCGCCATCTCCCTCTTGGAGGGAAAGATGCAAATCGAAATTCTTCAGAGCGTTTTGTACGAGCGCACGCGATACGCCACCGGCGAGATCGTTGACGCAGACGATGCGATGGCCGATGCACTTTTTGGTGCTGGCCTTGCCCGCGCCTGCGGTGTTGTCGAAACAGCTAAGCCAACTCCGCCGTCGGTCAAGCAGAAGAAGGCTGCTGCCACAAGGAAGCCCAAGCGCTCCGGCATTGATGCGGCCTTCGCCGACATGTCGGAGGTGTCCGATGGCGATTGACTACAAGAAGCAGTTCAAGGCAGACGTCTCAAAGACGTTTCTTGATCCGCGCATCTTCGCGGAGTGGCACGAGATACAAGGTCGTCGCATTGTCGCCTTGCTTGATGTGATTCAGACGCAGGATGACGACGGCTACCGAATCGGCGTATTCGTCAACAGGCTGAAGGTGTATGTACGAACTGAAGACATGGACCCTGCTCCTGTCGAAGACGAGCTGATCGTCATTGACGGCAACGAGTATTACGTTCGGTCTGTTTCTGATGAAGACGGCGTACTTGTGATGCTTTGTCAGAAGGCGAGTCAATGAGCGTCTTGATTTCTTTGGACGGCAGCAGCGGCACAGCGCTGAATGACGCGAAGGTTTTGCTTCGAAACGTCGAGGGTGGATTGGAGAAGGCGGTAATGCGCTCGATCAATCGGTCTTTGACTTCAGGAAAGACTGCGTTGACGAAAGGCATTCGCAAGACCTACACGGTCAATCGCGAAGCCCTCAGCGACGCAATCAGCGTAACCCGTGCCTCAATGAGCCGCCTTGAAGGTAGCGTCAACGCGAAGGGTAAACCGCTGTCCGCTCGGCATTTTGCGCACGATCCGGAAGGAAAGAGCACGACAGGTGCCGATCGGAAGAAGATTCGTGTTGCGATCTACAAAGGTCGTGGTGGCGCTTTCAAGACTGGTTTTGCCTGGGATGGTGGATGGGGCACCGGGAAGCATGCGATCTACATGCGAACAGGCGAGAAGATCCACGCGTCAAAGGGACGTCATTCGGGCAAGAAGTACAAGGTCGAAAAGGTCCAGAAGGTTTCCGGTCCGTCGGTCCCCCAGATGGGCGGAAACGAGGGCGTCAGTGAAAGCGTTCAGAAGCGCGTTCAGGAGATTTTCGAGAAGCGTTTGACTCACGAGACTGAGTTTCTGCTCAAAAAATAGGAGGCCTGAATGGTCGAAAACGAGCTTTGCAGAGCTCTTCGAGGTTTGATCGGTGAGGCGGTAAAAGATCTGCTTTTGCCGACCGAGTCGAAGGATCTGAGAGAGCCGAAGATAGTCAACAACTACCTGCCGCCGAAGCGCGCAGGCAAGTCAGATGATTTTCCGTTCGTGTTGGTCCGTGCCGAGAACGGCTCCAGCAATCAGAACATCACGTCCGTGACGGTTGTCGTTGTTGTCGGCGCGTACTGCCCTAACGGCGTCGATTCGGCGCGTGAAGGCCATGAGCACTGCCTCAACGTGATGGAGCGCATCCGTCTGAAGCTGATGAGCCTTCCCGGTCTGATTCTCGACGAGCGCTATCAGCTTAGAGGCGATGTGACTTGGTCGCTTCCTGCCGAGCAGCCTTTCCCTTACTACCAGTTGGACATGGAGACTCATTGGACGTTCCGCTCGCCCGTACAGGTAAGCGGCGTGGAGGGCTATTGATGGCTAGAAAAACGAAGGTGCAGATCCCGATGATTTACGTCGGTCCAGACCTGCCCGGTGGTGTGCTGAAGCGATACACGGTTTTTCGCGGAGGCTATCCGCCGCATATTCAGGAACTCAGAGATAAGAGCCCGTCGCTGTGCGGGCTTTTTGTTTGTCTGGGCGAGTTGGCCGCTGCGCGTCAACGCGTTCAGAAGCAGGGTGACCTGATGAATACACTTTCCAAGCAAATTTTGAAGGAGATCTGACGATGGCCTATAAGCATGGTGTTATCGTTTCTGAAGTGCCGACTACGGTGCTTCCTCCGGTCGAGGTGTCCGCGGCCATCCCGATCGTTTTTGGCACGGCTCCTGTCAACATGACGGATCCGACCTGCGTGAATAAGCCGGTTCTGGCGTATTCCTACGACGAAGCTGTGGCCGCACTCGGTTATGTTCCGCCGGCTGAGCAGGGGGGCGTCAAGAAGCACGCTTTCACGCTCTGCGAAGCGATCAAGTCGCAGTTTGCGCTTTTTGCCGTCTCGCCGATCATTCTTGTGAATGTGCTCGATCCGAAGACGCATAAGACCGCAGCTACGACGCAGACCGTTACGCTTGACGCTAAGACCGGGCAGGCTGTGGTCGCTGAAGCGGGCATTCTCCCCGACTCTGTGACGATTACTCCGTCGAGCGCTTCTGCTTACGTCAAGGATACGGACTATGTCTTGTCTTTCGACGGCGACGGCAACCTTGTCGTAGCTTCTCTTACCGAGCCTGGCGGCACCTTCAAGTGCACGACCGGAGAGGCTCTTACCTTCGCCGCGCAGAAGCTTGATCCTACCGCCGTTAAAGAAGACGCGATTGTCGGCGGTGTTGACGTCTCCGGCAACAAGAGCGGCCTCGAGCTTGTCGACGAGTGCTTCCCGCGCTTTGGCATTGTGCCGGGCACGATTGTTGCGCCGGGGTTCTCCAGCAAGCCCGAGGTGGCAGCCGTGATGGCCGCCAAGGCAACGAGCATCAACGACTACTTCCGTGCCATCTGTCTGGTCGACATTCCGACCGACAAGGTTAAGGCTTACACGGATGTTGCGAAGTGGAAGACCGACAACAATATCACCGATCGCATGCAGGTCGCTTGTTGGCCCATGGTCTCTCTCGACGGAACGGTCTACAACATGAGCTCTCAGCTCATGGCGCTTCTCGCAAAGGTTGACGCTGAAAACGACGATACGCCGTATGTTTCTCCGTCCAACAAGGGCTTCAAGATGACCGCGGCTGTTCTCGAAGACGGCACGGAAGTTTGGCTCGGCCCGGACAACGGCGAATACCTGAACGGTCAGGGCGTGGTGACCGCTCTCAACTTCATGGGCGGTTGGAAGTGCTGGGGCAACCGAACCGCGGCCTATCCTGCGACGACGGACGTGAAGGACTCCTTCATCTGCATCCGTCGAATGTTCAACTGGATTGGCAATACGCTGACGCAGACCTTCTGGCAGAAGCTTGATGCACCTGCCAACCGTCGACTGATCGACACGGTCATCCTGTCCGCGAATGTCTGGCTCAACGGCCTTGCCGCGCGTCAGTACATCCTCGGTGGCCGAGTCGAGTTCCTCGAGTCAGAGAACCCGGTTACGAGCATGATGGACGGGAAGTTCTGCTTCCACGTCTATGTGACGCCGCCGTCTCCGGCACGTGAAATTGACTTCGTGCTCGAGTACGACGTGAACAACCTGACCACGCTTTACAACTAATGAGGTGAAATATGGCTGGAACGAATAATGTGCCTGAGCGCCTCGTCGCCTTCCGCGTGTACAGCGAAGGAAACGACTGCCTCGGGACTGCTACCGTGACGCTGCCGAACGTTGAACCGATGACTGATACGGTTAGCGGCGCGGGCATTGCCGGCGAGATCGAGACGCCGATCATGGGGCATTTCGGCTCTATGACGGTCTCCCTTCAGTGGCGAACGATTGAGCCGAATGCTGTGAAGCTTGCGGCGTTCAAGTCTCATACGCTTGACATCCGCGGCTCGCAGCAGGTCTACGAAGCTGCGAGCGGCAAGTACAAGACCGTGCCTGCTCGACTTGCGCTCAAGGCTCTGCCGAAGTCGATCAACCTCGGCTCTTTTGAGACGGGCTCGACGACCGACAGCGAAACAGAACTTGAGGTCTCCTATCTCAATCTCTACCTTGACGGGAAGAGCGTTATGGAGATCGACAAGTTCAACTATGTCTGCAAGATCGGCGACGAGGACATGCTCGAAACTGTCCGCAAGGATCTTGGCCTCGCGTAATTAAGCACCGCCGGGAGGGTTCGCTCTTCCGGCTTTTTTCTTTAAGGGTTTGATATGAAGATCGTTTTGACTAAGCCGTACAACTTCGAGGGCAAGGAGTACACCGAGCTCGAGATTGATTTCGAAAGCCTGACGGGTCGCCAGGTGTCCCAGGCGAAGCGGGAATTTATTCGCTCCGGCAATTTTGCGGGCGGCAACATCATGCAGGCCGACATGGACTTCTGCGTCTATCTGGCGGCCAAAGCCATTGATCAGCCGATTGAGTTTATGGAAGGCCTGCCCGCCAAGGACTACCTAACGGTTTCTACACTGGCCGCAGGTTTTTTGCTCGTATAGGCCTCAGGGGAAACTTTGACCCTGAGGAGCGGCTGATGCAGGTCTGCTTGCGCATGCGGCCGTATACGGGCGGATCGGTGTTCGATTGGATGGCGCTGCCTTTGGTTGAGCTGGGGGCGTGGAACCGCGCTGTCCAAAAAGATCAGGAAGAGCAGGATAGGCGAAAGCGGTAAATGGCGCTAGAATGAAAGGAAACCCCTTTGCCGCACCGCCATGACAAACAAGGATAAAAATCAGAACGTTCCAGATGGCTTCTACTGGAAGGATATGACCCAGGAAGAAAAGCTCGATACCGCTAAGGGCATCGCAGCGCATGTCGCTGTCGGTGGCATTCTTGGCTTGGTTGAGCTTGCCGGGTTCTACGCGAAGCTGATTGTCGCTGCCGTCGTTCTGTTTCTGATTTGGGTAGTCATCACGATCGGACTGCTTGTTTTCAGCTGATTGCGATGCGATTTTGAGCGCATAAAGGCTCGCCGTTTGGCGGGCTTTTTTGTTTTGTAGGGGATGAATATGGCAGGTGTTGAGCACAGTTTGACCTTTCAGCTTGCTGGCAAGTTGGCCTCAAGCCTGCCGCAGGCCTTCAGTTCCGCCGGAGGTCTTGTCGGTGGGCTTTCGTCGAAGCTGTCCGAGCTCGAGGCCGAGGCGTCTCAGGTGGGCGCATTGGTCAATCACCGCAAGGCGGTGTTGAAAGCCTCCGCGGCGTATCGTCAGGCGAAGGCGAAGTTAGACGAACTCGAGTCAGAGATGTCTCGAGTCGGGGTTCCGACCAAGAAGATGGCAGTCGCCCACCAGAAGGCGAAGGATGCCGTTGAGCGCTGCTCGGTAAAGCTTGAGGCGGAGAAGCAAAAACTCGATCGCATTCCTGGCGCGTCTGCATCTGCAGAGTCGAGCATCGTCACGCTGAAGAAACGACAAAAAGAACTTGGCGACCAGATCGATGTGACGCAGCGGAAGATCGAGGCAAACGCGAAGGGCATGCAACACTTCGGCGCGGCCGCAGGAAAAATGACGCTTGGTATCGGAGCTTTTAAGGGTCTCGGCGCGGCGGCATCGTCTGTGAAGTCCGCGATCTCGGGTCCGGTGCAGGCGTCCATGAAGATGGAAGACGCGATGGCGGATTTGGCCAAGGTGTCCGACTTCACGCCTGAAGGGCTTGAGCGAATGAAGCGTGAGCTTGAGCGCATGAGCCTGAGGATTCCGATGAGCGCAGACGGCCTCGCGCAGATTGCGGCAGCCGCGGCCGGTGCCGGCGTTGCGCAGAAGGATCTGCTCGGCTTCACGGAGCAGGCCGCAAAGATGGCTGTTGCGTTCGACATGACTGCAGAGCAGGCAGGCACGATGATGTCGAAGTGGCAAAGCGGTATGAAGCTCTCCCTCCAGGAGACGTATGCCTTGGCTGACTCCGTGAACGCGCTCAGCAATGACAATGCCGCGTTGGCGAATCAGATCGGCGACGCGATTCAGCGCTATGGTGCTTTGGGTAAGGTTGCGGGCTTGTCAGAAAAAGCCACGGCGGCCTTGTCGGCGACTCTGATCGCTTCCGGCGCGACGAGTGAAACGGCAGCAACAGGCATGAAGTCGTTCATGAGTACGCTGGCAACTGCGACCCAATTGAGCGATAGGCAGAAGGCAGCGTTGTCTTTCATCGGTATTGATGATCCTAAGCAGCTGGAAAAGGGCCTTCAGGAGGACGCAGAAGGTACGATCCTGAAAGTGCTCAAGGGCTTGAAAAACCTGCCTGTAGAAGAGCAGATGAAGTATCTGAAGGAGCTCTTCGGAGACACGGGCATGGAGTCTATCGGCCCGCTTCTCCAGAACATTGAAGCGCTAGAGAAGAACTTCGCAACAATTCACGACCCGGCTAAGTACCAGGGCTCGATGGAGAAGGAGTTTGAGGCTCGCGCGAAGACAACATCGAACTCGCTGCAGCTGTTGAAAAACTCAGCAGACTTTGTGGCACGCTCTTTTGGCGATCAGTTCTTGGATCCGATCCGCGAGGGTGCGACATACCTCGGTGATTTGGCTTTTGCCGCGGGCGAATACGTTCGCAACAACAAGGAGACGGTGAAAACTGTCCTGAAGGTGTCAGCGGCGCTGGGCGGAATGCTTGCGGCGGCTGTTGCTGTCAAAGGTGTTGTGTACACGCTTTCGGCGGCAATGGACGTGTGGCGGGGTGTTTGCGCGCTCAGCACAACAGCGATGAAGCTGACAACGGCGGTAGGCCGCGGGCTTGCGGTGACAGGGCGTCTCTTAGGAGGTGCCTTTTCTTTTGCCGGGAAAGCGCTTACGGGCATTGCTTGGGGTGCAAGCCGTGCAGCCATGATCGCGTGGAAGATCGCTTGCGTTTCTGCGGGCGTTGCGGCCGAGGCAACGGCTGTGCTGGTGAAGGGGTTGGGTTTTGCGATCCAGGCCGCATTCACCAGTCCTGTCGGTCTAGCCGTGATGGCTCTAGCCGGGCTTGTTGCAGGCGGCATTGCGCTCTACAAGAATTTTGACGAAGTCAAGCTGAAGGTTAACGAGTTGTGGGCGGCGTTCTCAACGAAGTTCCCCGGCATTGCAGGCTTCGTGACCACATCGATTGATTACGTTCAGTCGAAGGTCGAGGCGGTAAAGAGCTACTTCTCGAATCTGACAAGCTGGATTGGTAGCACGTTCTTCGGAACTTGGGGCGAGGCTTGGTCAAAGGTTAGCGCTAAGTTTGGCGAGATCTTCGGCGGCCTTGGCGGGCTGATCAAGGCACCGCTCAACGGCGTCATCGGCATGGTGAACGGCGCTCTGTCGAAGCTGAACGCTCTCAACATCGAGTTGCCGGCAATGCTCGGCGGCGGCACCATCGGATTCAACATTCCTGAGATTCCGATGCTGGCAGAAGGCGGCGTGGTCAGTTCTCCGACGCTTGCCATGATCGGAGAAGGCAGTGAGCCTGAAGCCGTAATGCCGCTTTCGACACTGCCGGCGATCAGTGGCGCGGCCAACAATCAGCCGTCGGTCTTTAACTACTCGCCCGTCATCAACGTCACCGGAGGCGCAGATGCCTACGATGCCGTCAAGAAGGCTACAGATGAAAGCATGCGCGAGTTTGAGCGAAAGTTCGAGCGCATGGAGGCCGATCGTCGTCGGCTTGCCCTTGCATGAGGAGAGCAAAAATGACTACGTACGTAACGACGTCCATGGACACGTGGGACATCATCTCAAAGAAGGTCTACGGCGATGAGCACTTCATCGATGCGCTGATCGCGGCCAACCTCGAGCACCGCAAGGTTGTGTTCTTCTCTGCAGGCGTTGAACTAAATGTTCCTGTTGTCGAAGATTCGAAGTTGGCAGAGCCTAATCTGCCGTCGTGGAAGAGAGGGAGAGGCAATGACTGATCCGCGAATCACAAAGCTGACGCTTCTCTTTACGGATGAGAAGACCGACGCGACTGAGGAGGTTGTGCCCGATCTTCTCTCGTTTACGTACAGCGACAAGGAGGCCGACCAGGCGGATGAAATCTCGCTGACGCTTAAGGACGAGACGGGCAAATGGGCGGGGTCATGGCGACCGGATGCAGGTGAGACGATCAGAGCCTACATCCAGAGCATTGGCGTATCTAAGCAAAAGCTTTTCTGCGGAAAGTTCTACGTCGACTCCATGCGCGCGAGCGGTTCGCCACGGATTTGTGAGATTCGCGCCGTGTCTGTGCCGCTCAAAGCGCCAATTCGTCGCAGGCTGGTGAGTAAGGCTTGGGAGAAGTACACGCTCAAGCGTATTGCTTCCGAGATCGCGAAAAAGGCCGAGATCTCACTGATCTTCGAAACAGAGGAGGATCCAGAGTACGATCGACTCGACCAAAAGGACGAAAGCGATCTGGCTTTTTTGACGCGTTTGTGCCGAGATGCGGGCTTCTCGCTCAAGGTGACGGACGACACAATCGTGATCTTCGACCAGACGCGATTCGAGAAGATGGATCCGATTTGCACGCTCGAGCTCGGGAAGGCCGACATACTTTCATGGGACTTTCAGAATGAGCAGTCGGAGACATACAAGAGCTGCGTTGTGTCGTGGCGCGACATCAAGAAGAAGATTCGCAAGTCAGCCGGCGGCTACAACATCGATCTCGAAAAGCCGAGCACCAATCCGCCGGCCAAGTACAACATCGATCTGGAGAAGATCGACAGCTCAAACGCGAGGAAGAATCCTGCTGTCAACACGTACGTCTACATTGATCCGGATGCCGACGACAACGGGCAGGAGTACAAGCTGAAGAAGCGCGTGACCTCGAGGGCGGAAGCTGAGAGGCTTGCCAAGGCGACGCTTCGAAAGTTGAACTTGCGAAAGCTTACCGGCTCGATGACGCTGGTCGGCGATACGCGTCTCGTCGCGGGTGTTGTCGTAGAGGTCAGGGGCTTCGGAAGTTTTGACGGGCGGTTCTTCGTCGAGTCCGCAACGCATAGCGTATCGGGCTCCGGCTACACGACGTCGATCAACGTCCGTCGCGTGAACAACAAATACTGAGGTTAACCGTCAATAACCCCCGCCTAAAGGCGGAGGCTTGAAAGAGCCTTTATTGACTAGTCTCAGCAAACCTCCTCGGGGAGGCGAGCTACGTTGGTTAGGAATGTACAGGCACCGTGGGATGTTCATCCTAGTTCCACGCTCTGCGGTCTGTGGTTAAAAGCTCTGAGAGGTAGGAGCGGTGCTGCAGGCAAGAAACCCCTTCCAACATTGGCGAAGGATGCTAACCGGCCTTCGGGCCGAGAAGGCGGAACCTGCGGGTATCCGCCAAACCCCATTGTTAACTTGACAACGAAAGGAGTAAGCCGCGATTCCTCACCCGACTGAAGTCGGATGTTCCCTCGCGGCAATTCTATGGAATCGGACAGCATCAGAATCGGCGAAGTCGTATCGATCGACCCTGTGGCCTGTACGTGTCGTGTTGTCTTTGACGATGACGACAGTCTTAACTCATACGATCTGCCGGTGATGCAGCGGTGCACGTATGACAACCACGACTATCAGATGCCCGATATTGGCGAAGACGTGGTCGTGGCCTTCCGAAGAGGAGGTGATGAAGACGGCATTGTGCTTGGGTCTTTCTATGCCGGCGAGGTCAAGCCGCCTGAGTCGAGCCCGGAGAAGCGAACAGTCGTATTCAAAGACGGCACACGGTTCAGCTACGACCGAGAAGCACATGAGCTGACGATGACGATCGAGGGGACAGAGATTGTCTACAACCGCCGGACGGGGACGATAACGGTTCCTGAGACGATCACCGTCAACTGCACGGATGCTGTGGTTAACGCCTCGAGCTCGCTTACGGTCAACTCTCCGACGTCGACGTTCACGGGGGACGTGATCATTCAGAAAACGCTTTCGGTTACCGGCCTCATTACGGGCGCTGGCGGCTTCACGGTCTCTGGCGGCAGTGGCGTCAAGGCTACGGGCAACATCGAGCTGATCGGCTCCATGAATGCTTCTCAGGACGTTGTCGCGGGTGGCATCAGCGTGATGTCTCACACTCACACTGCGCCGCACGGTGAAACGAGCGGGCCGCACTGATACGACAAACATAAAAAGACAAACCCCACGAAGAGCGCAATCCTCGTGGGGCTTTTTTTGATCGAAAGGTATGAAAGATCAATGAAAGATATTTTACCGCAAAACTTCTACCGGTTAATGGAGAAGCTGTTTCAAAAGGATAGGCCGACGATGGAAATCAAGATTTTGCTCAGGGCGTTCGCTCTAGGCCTCAGCCAGATATTGCTTGTCTGCGCGACCGCTTTCACAGCATGGGGACTCAACTATGTCGTTGGTGTTTTGGGGGCGCTATGGCCGGTGTGACTGGACTGTTTGGAAATATTCCGTTCGTGACCTCCTCGGCCGTCTGTTTGACTTTCAAAGACTTGAAGGTCGAGCGTTCGACGCGGTGGGCTACGCACGAAGTGATAGGTAAGAAGCCGGTTGTCGAATATGTCGGACCAGGTCTAGCGTCGGTGAGCTTCACGATTCAACTCAACTCGCTTCTCGGTATGCCGCCGATTGCGGTTCTGAAGGGGTTGCAGATGCTGATGGAGAAGAAGGAAGCGCAGCGGCTTTTGATCGGCCCGGACTACTTGGGCAAGTTTGTCATTGAGTCCGTTTCGGAAGACCGCAAGGAACATACGAATCTCGGCATCCCCGTTAGCGGATCCGTGACGATCACGCTCAAGGAGGTCGGTGATGGCTAAGTATCGAGTAGGTCAGCAAAGCATTGACGTTGACTTTGCGCCAGAAGGCGTGATGGAGATCCTGCAGAACGTTCGAACAATTCTTGCCACGCGCAAGGGTTCCGTTCCGCTCGACCGCGACTTCGGTATTTCGTGGGACAACGTAGACCAGTCGCTTCCCGCTGCAAAGATGCTGATGCGTTCTGAGGTGATAGACGCCATTGAGCGATATGAGCCGAGAGCAAAGGTGACCAGCGTTGATTTCGCAGAGGATGTTGAAGGCGCAATGGACGGCGTGCTGAAGCCGATCGTGACTGTACAAATAGGAGGTGAGTGATGGCAGAAACATTGCCCAGATGGGGGCTGAAGGACATCAGTTTTCTGACGACGGATGCGACGGCGCTAGAGGCTGAAATCATCACCGCATTCGAGAAGGCCAGCGGAAGAACATTGGCGGCGGGTGATCCTGTTCGCCTTTTTCTTTTGTCACTCACGGCCATTATCGTGACGCAGAGAAGCGCAATTGACGCGGCCGCGAAGCAGAACTTGTTGTCCTATGCGCAAGGAAGCTATCTCGATGCGCTAGGGCTTCTGCTGAACGTTGAGCGTTTGGCGGAGAGCAAGGCCGTGACGACAATGCGATTCACGCTTTCGCGAGCGCTAGGCGAGGTCGTGACAATTCCATCCGGCACTGAGGTGACAAACGGCACGGTGACGTTTGCTACTACTCAGGATCTGGATATCCCTGTCGGATCTTTGACTGGTGACGTGCAGGCGGAGTGTACGAGCTCCGGTCCTGCCGGCAACGACTTCTTGGCCGGACAGATCAACGTCATCGTCAAGCCGCAGACTTTCGTCGCATCGGCCGAGAACGTCACGATCACGTCTGGCGGCGCATCCGCCGAGAGTGACCTTGACTATGCGAACCGCATCCGCCTAGCGCCAAATTCGTTCAGCGTCGCGGGACCGGAGAAGGCGTATATCTTCCATGCGAAGAGCGTGAGCTCGGCCATCATCGACGTATGCATTGACTCGCCGACGCCCGGACAGGTGGACGTCTATGCGCTTCTTAAGGGCGGTGAGCTTCCATCTCGCGAGACGCTCGAGCAGATCGAAGCCAGGTTGCGCGATGGCGAGATTCGGCCGCTGACAGACTATGTCCGAGTGCTTTCGCCCGCCGCTGTGAACTATGAGATTCAGGTCGACTACTGGATTTCGAAAGAAGATCAGTACAAGGCCGCAGAGATCAAGGCCTTGGTCGAGAACGCGGCTGTTGCATACAAGTCGTGGCAGCAGGCAAAGATCGGACGCGACATTACGCCTGAAAAGTTAACGCAACTGATCGTAGCCGCAGGCGCTTGTCGCATTGATTCTGCGACTCAGAAGCCTGCAGCGTTCAAAGCGTTGACACGCAGTCAGGTCGCGCAGTGCACGAAGCTGACGGTCAATTACAAGGGATTGAAGGATGAGTAAGGAGCTAGACAAGACAAGCTTGCTCGACCTGCTGCCGGACTCGATCTCGAAGGATTCGGACGTGTCGGCCGCCGCTAAGGCGCTAGACATTCCGCTTCGTGAGATGACTGGTGTTCTCGATCTTCCGTCGATTTACGTGAGCATCGACAGCCTGACATCCGAGCAGCTCGATCATTTGGCGTACTCGTGGGACGCAAGCGTCTGGCGCGATTCTTGGCCGATTGAGCTGAAGCGCTCGATCGTAAAGCAGGTCGTTCAGGAGAAGCGAAAGAAGGGAACGCGAAAGGCCGTTGAGGAGGCTGTTGAGGCTCTCGGCTCTGCGGCCACGATTCAGGAGTGGTGGGAGCAGACGCCGAAAGGCACGCCGCACACCTTCACGATCTATGCCTCCCTCGGCCAGATCGACGGGACGCTGGAGAGCGAGATGCAGGAAGACTTGATCGCTCTGATCAATGACGCAAAGCCTGTGCGATCGCACTTTGACTTCGTTGTCGTCAAGAACCTCCTTGGCCGAATCGGGTGGCACGGCTCCGTGCGCCCGGTGGCGTATGCGCGTATCAGGTCAGAGCTGATGACAAACACCGAGTACACATCGACGCTGGATGTGAGTCTTGCGTTTAGAACGCTGACTGAGCATTGCTTTATCGGCGTAGCGAAATAGGAGTAAACGATGGATTTTGTGTTGACAACGGCAGGGCTTCAGGCGCTGATCAACGTCTCTGAAACTGGGACAAACGCCATAGAGCTGACGCATATCGGCATAGGCTCAGGCAAGTACACGCCGACGAAGGCGCAGACGGCGTTGCAGAGTCAGATCAAGACTCTTCGAATCATCGAAGGCGGTCAGGCAGGAGATAACGCGATTCATGTCGCTGCACGTGATGCCGACGCTGTGACGTATGAGGCTTTTGAGGTCGGCATCTTTACGTCGACCGGTACGCTCTTTGCCGTGACTTCTCAGACGACGCCGATCATCCAGAAGACTGCGGCCGCCACTGCACTTCTCGCGTTTGACTTGAAGATTGTCGGAGCGGAGGCCAAGGCGATTACGTTCGGCGACGTGACGTATCAGTTCACAGCAGGAACAACAATTCGCCCGGGGATCGTTGAGCTCGCAACAGCTGATGAAGTGATTGCCGGCACGGATACGCTCCGAGTTGTGACACCTAATGGGCTGTCGAAGCGAACGGCTACGACTGCGCGAACTGGGATTATCCGGCTTGCGTCGGATGCTGAAGCGAAGACCGGAACGGACGCGGTAAAGGCGATCACGCCTGCAACGATGAAGGCCGCGCTTCTCTCGACCTACAAATCGACAACGGAAGCTGTTGACGCAGGAACGAACGATACTTCGTTCATAACGCCCAAGAGTATTCGTACGCTTGAGGCGAACGTGTCTCGACGAGGCTTGATTCAAGTTGCTAGTGACGAAGACATCCGCGCCGGTACTGCAACGGACAAGGCCGTTACGCCAAAACAGCTTGCAGATTCGCTTGTCGGTATCGTGCCGATTGCGGCTGAAGACACCGCAGGTGCGATTCGCATCGCATCGCCGACCGAGGCCGCTGAAGGCGTTGTTTCGGACGCGGCCGTGACGCCTGCAACGGCAAAGACGCTCGTCGACGAAAGGGCTTGCACGGTCGCGGAAGCTAAGGTTGGTACGGAAAACAAAAAGTTTTTGACGCCTGCTGCACTTGCTGGGCTGAAGGCAAGCAACGAGGAGGCGATCGCAGGTGTGGCGACGAATGTTTTCATAACGCCGGCCGCGCTCAAGGCCGCCATCGACGCCGCAGTGGCGCAGGCGCTAAACGCTTAGGAGTAGAACTATGTCAAAACCTACAGACACCATCGTGATCACCGCGGCAGGTCTGGCAGAAATCATCAATGCAGAGCACAACGGTACGGCTCCTGTTCTGATTAATGAAATCGGTTACGGAACGGGGCAGTACACGGCAACGGATAGCCAGACCGCGCTGAAGAAAGAGTTCAAGCGCTTGAGCTCTCTATCAGGCGGCGCGGTCGGGGATCAGACGATTCATGTCACGGCTCTGGACGCAAGCGCAGACAGCTACACCGTCTACGAAATCGGTCTTTTTACCGACAAGGGAACGCTTTTTGCGGTCTACTCGCAGACTGTGCCGATTTTGCAGAAGGCGTCTCAGTCTCAGAGTCTGCTCGCTGTCGACATCATTGCTTCGGCGTTCGACGCAACGAGCATTGTGTTCGGCGATACGAACTTTCACAATCCGCCTGCTACGACATCGACGCTTGGCGTTGTCGAGCTGGCGACTGACGCCGAGGTGCTTTCAGGTGCGGATGCTTCTCGTGTCGTGACTCCGTCCACGCTGTCAAGGCGTACGGCAACGACGAGCCGCACAGGCTTGATCAAGCTTGCGACTCAAGCAGAGGTGGCCGCAGGCAAGGACAACTCGAAAGCGATTACGCCGCTTGCTCTTCTTTCGGCTTTCCAGAAGTCGCACGAAGACTCAGGCTATCAGCGTTTGCCGAACGGTCTGATCATCCAGTGGGGAAAGGGCTTGGTAGCGCGAGACGGCTCGACGAAGCTTCTCTTCCCGGTTGCTTTCCCGAAGAAGTGCTCTGTCGTGCTTGCTGAGTCGACAGAGACGCTTCCATTAGCCGTGTCCGTGAAGTCTCGGACGCGAGGGAACTTTGATCTTGTGCACGACGGCAACGGCGGGGCGAATGTCGCTTGGCTTGCAGTTGGATTCTAGGAGATAGGTATGGCTTACTACTACAGCGCGTCTGAACGCGCTTTTTTTTCGTCCGAGTTCATGACTGTCGGCGAAATGCCTGCGGACAAGGTTGCTGTCGCAGACGGTACCTGGAAGACTCTGGTCGCCGATCAGTCGGCAGGCAAAATCATTCGAACTGGTGCGTCCAACGCGCCTGAGAGCGCTGCGCAGTCGCTCGCCGCTCTGACGGGATACGCTGTGCCTGCAGGAATGACTGTGGCCGGAGGCGTGTCCGCAAGCGGAACTCTGACCGCTACAGGCGCAACCACGTTGAAGAGCACGCTAAGTGTTGCGGGGAAGACAACGCTGAAGGATGTGAGCGCCGCCGGCATCTCGGGTACTACTGTTACGACGACCGGCAATGCATCGATTGGCGGAACGTTGGCTGCGGTCGGCGCTGCTACGCTCAAGGGAACGCTCAACGTCGCAGGGAAATCGACACTGAAAGATGTTGAAGCCGCAAGCGCCAACATCTCTGGCGATGCGACCGTAGCTGGATCGTTTACCGTCAAGGGCAAGTCCACTTTTGCCGCACTTGACGCTTATTCGCTCAGTTCGATGACGGGGGTAAGCGCAAACGGGACTTACAGCACTGCTGCAAAGACCATGCTGTCCTCGACGCCGTGGACAGGCGTTGTTAATGCGGACGCGTCTCGACCTGAGTCGATGACCAGAATTTTGTGTCAGGCACTTGACGCGAACGGAATGCGTTTCTTTGCCTGGGAGTTGGCGGCATCCATGACAGGGGCCAGACAGTGCCAAGCCGTCATGCGAAATCGTGCAAACACGGGCTGGGTATTTCCATTCAAGGTTGGCGACGACGCAAACGGGCAGACATACGTCACCACAAACGGCAAATTCACTCACATTGGCAATGCGGACATTACAGGGGACGTCGTTACCACCGCGAATTTGGTCAGAAAGTTTGAGGCGTCGAACGGCGGAGTCGTTCTGCAAAAGGCGAATATAACGAAGGGCGAACTGCCCTCTGTGGCCGCTTTTTGGGACTGGGCAAGCGTTGCAGGCGATAGCTGGAACGCCTCTGCTCGAGTGGGCGCGGTTTCCACTTCGTTAGGAACGAATGGGGACGTAAAAACTCGACTGGCAGCCTACGAATGGAAGGCGGGGTCGACCGCGTACGCATCGATTGACGTTGGGTACTCCGCTAGCGGCAAGGCGTGGACGTCCGCTCCGCATCCTGTGGCGCAATCGTCCGACAACTCTATTGCCACAACGGGTTGGTCGAGAGATACTTTTTTACCGCTCGCGGGCGGAACCGTTACTGGGCAGATTCAAACAAACCGCGAAGTTTTGGTAAATGCTTCAACGGGCTTCGAGGTAAAGCGTTCCGACAAGGACTTTACTACGATACCGAGCGAGACCGTGCAGACGTGGTTTGCGCGAGTCAAGGACAAGAACAATAAAAACGGGATGCTGTTCAAGCACTACCAGAGTGCGAATGGGTCAACCAGTATCGCGCTTTCCGACGTCTCGAACTACGGCGAAAAAGATGATTGGGCAACCATTTCGATCGGTCATGATGCGGCAGGGAAGCAGGTTTTCACTCTTTCGTCCAATCCGGAAGCATCAAGCAATTCCATGCAGATTGCCACGACTGCATGGTGCCGCCGCCTTGAAAACGGCATTATGCACACATGGGGCGACGAGTCTATCGCCGGCAATAAAACCTTTGGGGCCACAATCGCCAATACGGCAACCGTGCTGATCGCAAGTGCGCCGTGGACAGGCATAAGCATTGCGGACGCGTCTAGAGAAAGAGAAGCGGTTCGCAGTCTGGCGATGATTAACGACGCAGACGGCAAGAGATTTATGAATCTTGAGGCTACCGCGTCCAGAGACGGATCACGAAACTTTTGCATAAACGGGCGTAAGCGTGACGACTCAAATTGGATCCAGTTTTTTAAAATACGCGAAGACAAGGATGGCTTCGTGACGGCGGCGATTGCCAATAGCCCGGCAGGGAATGCGAACGACACGACGATTCCAACGACTTATTGGGTAAACCAGCGCATCCAGTCTGCTGTCCCGACTGGGACGATTTTGGCTTTTGACGGTCAGGAGGTGCCTTCTGGGTATCTTGTCTGCAACGGTGCGGCTGTGAGCCGCACGACGTATGCGGCCTTGTTCGCTGTGCTGGGTGCTCGCCACGGTGAGGGCGACGGAAAGACAACGTTCAACTTGCCGAACGCTCATCGCCGATTCCTGGAGATGACGACGACAACTTCTGAGGTCGGCGAAACGGTCGAAGCGGGGTTACCGAACATCACGGGCCAATTTCGCGCGCAAGGCTCGCCTGACGGGCGAACCCAG